TTTGTAGAAAATATAATATATGAAAAAAGTTTTTAATTGGTTTTGGTTGGTGTTGTATACTTTACTACCAATCTATTTTATTACGATGTTATTAGTTGATGTGTTCAGTGATTATAAAATAACTGAATTGGTTGATTACAATTGGTGGATATTCTTTTTTGTATTTGAAATTTGGCTTACGGATGTGGGTATGAAAAGAGTTGAAGAGGTTTACAAAAAAATAAAAGGAGAATAATATGAAAATATATTTGGACGATGTGAGAACACCAAAGGATAAGGACTGGATGGTTGTTAGAAACTATCACGAGTTTGTGAATTTGGTTCAGAAGGTTGGAATTAGAAACATTGGTACAATTTCTTTGGACCACGACTTAGGTGATAGTGCAATGAATGAATACCATACCAATGTATCTCCTAACTTCAAATTGGACTATAATAATATTTCAGAGAAGACAGGGTACGACGCGGCTAAGTTCTTGGTTGATGAATTTTATTCTAAATACCCTGAAAGATTGGAAATGGACTACTTCGCCAAAAAGGAGGAACCTGTAATGTTTCCAATTGTAGTGACTCACTCGGCAAATCCGATTGGCTCTGCTAACATCATGGGTTACATCAATAACTTTTGGATGAACGAGGTGAAACCACAAAATTGTGTAAGAGTTCAAATACCACATACTGTATGATAGTTGAAGTTACATTAACCATTGAACAAAGGATTGGACTAATCCAATTAACAGATGAAAATTTTGATATTTTAGATTTCGGGATTGGACATATACCTGAAGATATTGATGAGCAGGACAAGAATATCCACCAATGGATTGATGATAACTATCCTGAGATACCTAGAACCGCAGATGTTTTTATAATTAATAAAAAATAAAATAATATGCCAAACTTCACAGCTTACAATGTTGATGTTGATTTAGATATTGATGTTGACGATTTTTTATCTGAATGTTCAAAAAGAGAAATTAAGGAAGTGATTAACACTCTTATTGAACACGGACATTTAGAGAAACATCCTCTAATTCCCGGACAGGATGAAAAGTTAGGGACAATGGAAAAAGAGTTTTTGAATAAACTTTACACCATTTCAACTAAGTATTACTCAATGACTGAGATGGAAATTGAAATGATTAATTATATTTACGAAAAATACCGATAATATGTTTTACTTCATTAAAGCTTTCTTTTTTATTTCTTTAATTGCGGTGTTATTCTGTGTTGGAATAATAATTCTTGGAGAATACTTGACTGGTAAGTTCAGTAATAGTAAATTTGCTAAGTGGTGGAAAAAAAATGTAGTATCAGAAATGCCAGATGACTATGATGAATAAAGTATTATATATTGTAAGAGGAATACCAGGAAGTGGTAAAACAACATTTGCTAAGTCTTTGAATTGTCCTGTGTTTGAAGCTGATATGTTCTTTGTTAATTCACAAGGGATATATAACTTTGACTACACCAAAATCAAAGATGCTCACGCTTGGTGTCAGGAAATGGTTGAGGACCACATGTTCAATCAGGAAGAAAAGATTGCTGTGTCCAACACATTCACACAAGAATGGGAAATGAAAGTGTATTATGATATGGCTAAAACATACGGGTATACTGTATTCTCAGTAATTGTTGAAAACCGACATGGAGGTGAAAACTTACACGGAGTTCCTGAGGACAAAGTTCAAATCATGAAAGATAGGTTTGAAGTTAAACTTTAAAGATAAGACCCCAAATTATTTTGGGGTTTTTATTTGGAATGAACTCAGGATTGATATATCTTTGTGAAACAATTAAGGAACACTAACGAATAATACGACAATAAAATGAAAACTATTGAGGTAACAATGCAAGAGATATGGATGGCAACTCGTCCAATCGTACAAAAGAGCAAGAAGGACTATACTCGTAAGCGTAAGCATAAGAACCAACCTTGGGCTAAGAATGACTAAGGAGTATATCATCTGTGCTGCGATATGGTATAAAGATTTACCAACACAGACATTTTTACCCAAGAATGTTGATAAAGGTGTTGTTGTTTGTGGACACAGACACGGACATTGTATTGACATAATGAAAACACTTGGTCAGTTACGAAGTGTGGTGAGTGGACCTGATGCGGTTGGGGAAAATGAGCAAGGATTTCTTTCAAATAAAGGTAATTTCTACGACAGGTTTGAGTCAATGAGACTGGCGATTGAAGCTGAACAAGTAGAATATGATAAATTGTATAACCCGAGAATAGGACTATTCTCAGAAGATTTGTATTAAAATGATTGATAATATTGAATTGATAAAACCATTACTGAACTTTGAAAACGATGGTGACTTCTATATGCTCTATGTTTTCAAACGAAAAAAAGACCAACCCGAAGGTGAAAGAGATAATCACCAGTCAGTTCGTACCATCAAAACTTATTGCGTTAATAGTGTTGAGTATTTGGAAAAACGATACGATGAGATTAAACAACTTTGTGAAATGTTTAAAGCTCGTGCCTATATCCACGTTCAAAAACAAAACCATAAGGATGTCTCTTTGGAAATGATGGTGTCTTTGGCTGAAAGAATCCGTAATGGACAGAACAATCAGAAAGGTTTGTTTGACTCAGTTGTTGGTCAGATAAAAACTTATGAGAAAAGGTGGATTGTTGATGTTGATAGTAAGGATAACAAAGAGTTATTAAAGGTTAAACTTGCAATTGATAGTTGTCCTCCTTTTGGAAAGGATAAAATCATAAGTGAAATCCCAACCAAAAATGGTTATCATTTTATCACTGAAAGATTTGATGTGATGGAATTTAAAAAACACTTTCCTGATACTGATATCCAAAAGAAAAATCCCTGTCTTCTTTATTTTCCTAATTCTTTAAATTTTTAAATTCTTTTTCTGAATGTCGTGATATTTATAATATATGTATCATTATACCTACAAATTAGAATTACCGGAAACAAAAGAATATTATTTTGGAAGTAGAACATCCGATGTTGAACCTATTAAAGACATCTATTATTTAGGTTCTATGAAATCTTGGAAACCTGATAAAAAAAAATTAGTGAAAACTATTATCAGGGATGATTTTGATAGTAGAGAAGAATGTGTAAAATTTGAAAGGGAGTTAATAATTAATCATCGTGATGATATATTAAATAAAAATGCTCACATACCTGGAGTTGGGTTTAACACTATTGGGTTAGGTCAATATGTTAATGAGAATGGTAAGGTGTTTAGAGTTTCTAAAGATGACGAGTTGGTAAAAAATGGAATATTAAAACCTTTTTGGATTGGTAAAACTCATAGTGATGAAAGTAAAAAAAAAATGAGTGAATCGGCTAAAGGTAAGAATGTTTCAGAAATTACTAGGAAAAAAATGAGTGAATCCAAGAAAGGAGTGAAGTTTTCAGATGAACATAAAAAAAATATGAGTGAATCTGCTAAAGGGGATAATAATAACTATAAAAGATATTTGTTACGAACTAGATTACCTCATGCTAAATCTAAACCTGTTTTACAATTTTCATTAGATAATGAATTTATTAAAGAATGGGATAACGCTTTAATTGCCTCAAAAGAATTAGGGTTATCTTACAAAGCAATAAACGCTAGTTTAAATAAAGGATATAAAAAGTCACAAGGTTTTATTTGGAAATACAAATAATTTTTGTATCTTTGTTAAATGGAAAGAAAATTAGCTACTATTAGAAGAATTGCGGACATCTCACCGATTGATGGTGCTGATAAGATTGAACTTGTTACCGTAGATGGTTGGAAAGTTGTTGTTGCAAAAGACGTTGGACACAAAGTTGGTAACTTGGTGGTTTATTGTGAGATTGACTCATTTTTACCAATTAAAGATGAGTTTGAGTTCTTGCGTAAATCTTCATATAAGAAAATGGTTGACGGGACAGAAGGGTTCCGATTGAAAACAATCAAATTGAGAGGTCAGGTATCACAGGGGTTAATTTTACCCATCAATATACTTCCAGTCACCCAATTTGCTTCTGGACATAATTTACCTGAAGGAATGGATGTAACAGAAATGTTGGGTATTGTTAAATACGAACCGCCAATTCCTGCTGAACTTGCGGGTAAGGTTAAAGGAATGTTCCCATCGTTTTTACATAAGACAGATGAAGAACGTGTTCAAAATCTTACATCTGAGTATGAAGAATGGAAAATCCAATCTAAACACCAATTCTATGTAACGGAGAAGTTGGATGGTTCATCTGCAACATTCTATGTTAATGATGGGGTATTCGGTGTATGTTCTCGTAACCTTGAACTATTGGAAACTGAAGGTAACACTTTTTGGAAAGTTGCTCGTGAGTTAGATTTGGAGAATAAAATGAAATCAACCGGACGAAACATCTGTTTCCAAGGGGAGTTAATCGGGGAAGGAATTCAGGGGAATCCATATAAAATAAAAGGTCAAACCGTTAAGTTCTACACAGGATTTGACATTGACAAACAAATAAGAATTTCCTTTGTTAATTTTGTTGTAATGTTACAAGAAATGGATTTAGGATATGTACCAGTGTTAAATCAGGGATTTGGATTCCAATTACCTGAAACTGTTGGGGATATGTTGAACTACGCTGAAGGTAAATCGGCATTAAATTCGGACACTGAAAGAGAAGGAGTTGTAGTTCGTTCTATGGATGGAACGATTTCATTTAAAGCAATCTCAAATAAATTTTTAATTAACGAAAAATAGTCGTATCTTTGTCAAATGAATGAAGTTCTAAATAGATATTTTGAGGAAGGGTTGGTGTACAAACAAGTACATCCAACTCTTCCTTTGACTATATGGAACTATACCGAGAATGTTCAATACGAAGGTAAGTGGGATGAAGTAACTCTACAAACTCGTGGACTGGTAACTGACGGAAATGGGAAAGTTGTTGCCCGACCATTTAGAAAGTTCTTCAATATGGAGGAAGGTAAACACACTGCAACTCCTGAGTTTGATGTCTACGATAAAATGGACGGTTCTTTGGGAATACTACTCAACTACGAAGGTGAGTGGGTAATGGCAACTCGTGGTTCCTTTACCTCTGACCAAGCGGTTAAAGGGTTTGATATGTTACAGAAGTACGACTATCAAAAACTACATAAGGACTACACTTACTTGTTTGAAATAATATATGATGAGAATCGTATAGTGGTAAAGTATCCATACGAAGATTTGGTATTACTTGGAATGATAAATACTGAAACTGGGTATGAGGTTGATTTATATGGAGAGGATGTTGATGTTAGATTGAAGAACTTAATAAACAATCTTGGTTTCAAAGTCGTTAAGAAGTATGACGGTATAAACGATTACTCTGTCTTAAAAGAAATGATAAAGGATGATGAGGAAGGGTTTGTTGTTCGTTTCTCTAATGGTGATAGAATGAAAGTTAAGGGTGAGGAGTATCTTCGTCTACATAAGATAATGACCAATGTATCTACCACTGCGATATGGGAAATGTTGAGTGAGGGTAAGGATGTGTTGGAATTGTTGAAAGATGTTCCTGACGAGTTCTACAAGAAGATAAGGATATATGTTGCGGATTTAAGATACGACCACTATCGTTATGGTGAATATGCTGGTAAAATACACGACTATTTCCGATATGGTAAGTATGGTGATAGAGACCCTGAACCATCAAAGAAAGAATTTGCATTACATTTGGAAGAATGTAAGACCCACCCAAAGGTAAGGGCGTTATGTTTTTTGATATGGGATGGAAAGAGTACTGATAAAGTAATATGGAATTATTTAAAACCTGAATATAAAAAATTATGAATGAAAAGAATTTTTGGGCAAATTTTGTCATCGGAACCTCAGTAGTATTATTTGCAATGTGTATAATTGCTATTGTACTAAAAGATAGTAATAAAAAAGTTACTCATATTGGTAGGGAAAAACATGTGGTAACCAGTGTTAAACGACACATACCAAGAAGTGTTCAGGATGAAATGAATTTGTATTACGATGTTACGATTGATGATACAACAACATTCAAAACCTTGAAGAACTATTCGGTTGGTGACACAATTTATTATGAAATCTATAAAATAAACAAATAATTTATTATCTTTGTAAGATGAAAGCAAAATTAGAATTTGATTTAGACGATTTTGATGATAGAATGGCACACCTACGTTGTGTAAAGTCAACCGACATGGCTTCTATCTTATTTGAAATGAGTACCAACGCTCGTAAAAGAATAATCATGGGTTCTGAGAACGGAGAAGAATATTACAAAGGAGTTGACGATGTTTTCAATAAGTTTAGAGAATTAATGGAAGAACATAACATAAACATAGACGAATTAATACGATGAAGACAAAATTCACAGACACATTTTTTGATAGTTTTGAAAGAATGGTGAACCGACAAAGATGGTATTGGAAAACTGTAGACTTATTTAGATATGACTTACCAAACTTTTTCCGTAATCTTTGGTTGTTCCGTAAAAACTTATGGAACCACACTTGGTATAATGGAGATGGTTCTATCTTACCTTGGGTGAAAACTGCGGTTGATGACATGGCTTGGAAAATTGAAACTCGCGGACACGAGGTGGATGAAAGTCGTATGAAGAAAGTTGCAAAGATGAAACGACTATCATATCTTATTGATGTTTGTGTTCACGATACATTCATTGAAGAAGCTGAAAAGGAGTTGGGAATGAAAATGATTTTACATCCTTGGGAGTTCGTGCCTGCAGAAGGACATGAAGGTTCGTATGAATTGTTGGATAAAGACACTCCCGAAGAAAAAGAACACAATCATAAAATCTTGGAAAAATCTCACCAAATACAAAAGGAATATTGGGAAGAACTTTGTTACATTATCAAGGGACAGGACTATGACTTAATCCGAGAATCGGGTGAGGATTTTTATGAAAAACTTGATGGAACTGACATCAGAAGTTGGTGGGATTAAAAATTATTAGTATATTTGTAAAATGAAAACGATAAAAGTAACATTAATGTCTGATACTCACACAAAGGAAAG